GTTGCTGAAGAAGCTCTCGTGGCGGCGGTCTTCCGGCACGGCCAGGCCGACCGAATGCAACTCCTCGCCAGACAGCCAGCCCCAGCGCTCGAGCACCTCGTACTTACCACCGCTGCTGCCCTGCTTGGCCACCCGGTCGCCAATGGTCTTGAGCTCGTTGTCAACGAACTTGATCGTGCTCTCGCCCTCGGGGTGGCTCTTCAGGTAATCAACGATCACCTCTTTGCGGAAACTCTTGCGCTGCGCCAGCTCGGCCAGGTCAGCAGGCGTCATCTGGTGACGCTCATAGACAAAGCGGCAACTGTCCAGGCTGTCGGCATCCATGTCGGGGTAGAAACGCCACAGCGGCACGTAGTCCACAAAGGGCACCACGTAGCTCTCGCTCTTCTCCACCCACTTGCCGCCCTCTTGCACGAACTTGCTGCGAATGCGCCGCTCCACCAGCGGACCCTTGAGGATGCCGGTGCCATACAAGTGACCTGAATTGATCACCTTCTTGCAAATCTGTTTGTAGCGAATCTCGCTCAGCTGGTCGTCAATGACCTTGGCCATGCCCTTGGCCGACTCTTTGCACATCCTCAGCACCGCGTCATCGACCATCTTCTTGGTGATGTAGTCCGCCGGCATTTTCTGGCCCTTCTTGGCGGCCTGCTGAGCCATCTGCTGCAGCTGCTTGATCACACCCTTGCGCACCTCGTCAGAGACCGTAGGCACCGGGGTTGTGTCGACTTCCCAATTCTTCTCACTGCCACTCGGAAACAGCAGGTCCTCGACCCGGCTGTTGGCCGTCTTCACCTTGACCCGGGTCTTGCGCACAAAGGCACGCGAGCGCTTGGGGCCAATGGCGGCCAACACCTCGGGGTCGTACTGTCCCTTGAACTGGCGCAGGTCCTGCAGCCAGCGCAGCTCGGTGGCGTTGCGGTCTTCCTCTGCAGTGGCGAACTCGCGCAGCAGCTTGACGCCAAGGGCACTCATCACGGACACAGTTGTGCCGTTGTCCTTGAACGCCTCGCGTGAGGCCAGCTCGTATTGCAGGGCTTCGCTCATTACATTGCCGTCAGGTTAGGGCGGCCGTTGGGCAACACCTTGGCTTTACCGACTTGGCTCTTGTCATCGAGCTTGGACTTGATCGAATTGACCGCATCCTTGATGAAGTTGTCACCATAGACAGATGGGCGCTCTTGTGGCTCAGCCTTGTCGCCGCGAGGCTCAGGCATCTGCGAGCGGGTACTCACCGAGGCCGATTTGGTGGCGACTGGCTTGGCCTTGTCGCTCATCGGCGCAGGGGTTTGTGACTCAGGGCTTGGTGCGGCCGGCTTTGCCTTCATCTCGCTCTTGAGTGCTGTGGTGTACTTCTTGCCGTTGAACTCGAACACCTTCAGGCCATCCTTGCGCGCCTGGGCGAAGGCTTGCTTGAAGCTCGTCGGAGCCGCGGGCTCAGCAGCTTTGCCAATCGGAGCGCCGAGCTTCGCAGACTCGGGCATCGCGGCCTTAGGCTTCTCGTCCGGCGCATAGAAGACGTCACTAAAGGCCTTGGCGTCGTCGTCGCGCATCTTGTTGAAGTCGATGCGAGCCTGGGGCACGGCCTTCGCGGGCTCAGCCATCGGCTCCTCAGCGGCTTTGACCGGGGTCTCGTCTTTGGTCAAGTCCTTGAACTCGTCTTCGTAGCCGCGGTCGATTTCATTTTCATCAATCATGATCTTCTTTCAGTAGCCAGCGCTGGTGGTTGCTGGTTTGTTGCGGATTGGCTTGGCGCCGCGGCTTGGGTCTCGGTAGCTCACCGGCATGGCAAAGGTCAGGGCCATCGCGTCACCACCATCGGGTGACCGCACTTGCCTGGCCTTCATGTGTTCTTTCTTCTCCAGCATCTTTCGCCCGTTCGAGCTCACGGTCGGCTGCGGCGCCGTCAGGTCACTGATCAGGGCCGCGTTGTTGGGAATCCGACAAGGCTGGTCCTCGAACCACTCCTTCATCAGCCACCACATCTCGGCCCGAATGTTCTCGTAGCGCTCGGAATCCGTAGCGCGTTGGGCGTTGTTGATGCCAATTACCGGCACGTTCAGCTCATTTAGCCGGTCGTAAACACCAGCCCCCAAACCGCCCTTGTCAATGATGATGCCGTCGGGTTTGAACTCCCGGTCGTACTCACCCAACAAGCCGGCAATCTGCATCGTGTCTAGGCCCTGGTGGTATTCCATCCGAAACACCGTGCGACCACGGCGGAAACATATCGCGGTGCGGTCGGCGTCATTGACACCATCACCGGCCGGGTCGCAGCCAATGATCAGCGGCGCATTCATCTCGGCTGAACTGCTGTTCACCGCGGCCATCACGTCAGACGGGTTGATCAGCGGATTCACCGTGCTGCTCTGGAACGCCAGCGCGGCCGTTGCTGGGTACTCCTGGTCGAACAGCCACTCATAACCCTGGCCGTAGCTCGCAATCTTGCTGGCCCGCCACTGCATCTGCTCCAGGTCCAGGCCATACGCCTGCTGGTACTTGATGTCGTCCTGCGACAACTGCAGATCAGCCTTGGGCTGTGCCCGGTACTCGTCTTGCCAGAACCAGGGCACAAAAATGGCGATGTAATCACCCCGCCCTGCCTCGGCCTCTTGCCACATCAGGTGAAACGCATTACCCACCCCGTTGCCGGTCGACTCGAGAATGATCTCGGTGTCCTCCATGTCTGCAATCGTGTTGCCCAGGCCAGCCAGGTGCTGCTGCGCGTTCGACCAGAAGCCGAACTCAGAGCCGTGCAACAGCTGCGCCGTATTCGATCGACCCACGTCCTTGGTGCCCGCTGTGGCCAGCTTGTAGCCGCAGTCCAGCACCGCGAACACCAGCTCCTTGGCGTTCGTTGCTTTGGTGCTCGGCGCCAGCGGGTTGTGGTCCTGGTAGCGCTTCACCATCTCATACAGGTTCGAGGTCGCCTTGTCCTCGTGAGCCACCACAAAGGCGCTCAGGCCGCGTGTGGACACCTGGTGATAGAAACGCTCGCCAATGTAGGTGCTGATGCCCTGCTGGCGCCCCTTGAGCACCAGCGCACGCACCCGGCCCATCGTGGCCTTCTGCGCTTCCAGCATCTCATGCACATAGCGCTGAGCCCGGTTGAACAGGAAGGGAACGATCTGGCCGCTCTTGTCCTTGATCTTGGCGCAATAGGCCGCGTGGACTTCCAGCTTGCCAATCACCTCCTCCATGGCCACCGACAGCACGTCGTCAGCCACCAATGCGCTCCTTGTAAATCTTCCGCAGCAGCGCATCAACAGGGTTGTCACTGGTCTGGCCATCGTCAATGCCAAACGCCTCACGCTCACCCTTGCGAATCTTCTCGTCTATCTCGGACAGCTTCTTCAAATCGTCAATGACCGAAGACCGCTCCATGCAGCGCTTGAGCTTGTCAGTGGCGCGGTCCTGGCCCGACTCATCCGGGTTACGCATCTCTGCAATCACCTCGGCCAGGTCGCTGAAGTTGTCCACCACCGACTCAATATGCGTCAGCATCTTGTCCTTCACCACACAGAGCCGTTTCAGCCCTGAGCGATGACCCAGAACGATATTGGTGCGCGTTGTCGCGGCAACTTCGATGTCTTCCTTGGTCGGTGTTGCTTTGAGTGTTGCTTTCTCCCTGTTGCTTACGAGGAGCTGTGCTTTTGACAAGGCAACGACCTCACTCTCCTTGTCCTGAATCCACCCCTCGGCCTTGGCCTTACGACTGATAGCACTGGGCTGAACCTTGAACTCGGCAGCGATCTGGCGCAATGACTTCTGATTGATCCGGTACTCCTTTTGAATCGGCACCCAATCAATTTGCTCGTCTTGCTTTCTTCGTCCCATTTCAATCCCCTCGCTCACGCCAGGAGCACAAATAAAAAAACCCCTGGAGCGAACTCAACAGGGGCGAAGACCCGAAGGCCACCGGAGGTAAATCTTGACCAGCTTCTGGCGCTGTGTCATGCCACAAGAAACCCCGACATGTCTCCATCTCAGGGGTTCGGATACTGTTTCCACACCTGGTGGATCAGCTTAAAAGTAACTCACCTGGTGCGCATCGCCCGTCTGGGCCAGCTCTGCCGGGTAGTCCCAGCGATCTTGGCGCGGTGAGTGTTTTTGATTGGTGGCCCTGAGTGGCTCCAGGCATGTGCAGAATCTGACGACCGGGCGCTCTCACTGCGGTTAACTGCCTCACTTGCACCAAACGGCTGATGACTTACCTATCAGGACGGCTTCACCTCTTCAGCTGATAGTCCGAGAGGATTTGCTAAGTCATCATGCGTTTGGCAGCGACCGAAGACACTTGTGCCCTGAATGATGCCGCTTGTTTTAGTGCCGGGTCTGTCTGTCCGGCTCTGTTGCTGCGTGTAATGTAACAGATACATAGCAGTTTGCAATAGGGTTGACAATTATTTTTCAACCGACTTGCGGGCGCAGTCTTCGCACTTCGGGTCCACCCGTCCCAGCTCGGTCAGCGTGTAGTTGCAGTCCGGACTGGCTGTGAACTCGATGTCGACCATCCTGGCCGTCGCGTGGTGTGGCGCCACATGGTTCCAACCATCCTGGCCGCGGTAGGTGTCCAGGTAATCGGCGCGGTTGTGGCAGCCATAGCGTCGACCTGGTTGAATGGGCAGGCTCATGCGGCCAAGCTCAAAATCTGCGCATGAAAGCGCTGCTGGTTGATCGGCTCCGTGCGCTCTCGCCGGGCATTGCGCGCGCGCAGGTCAGCCAGCTCGGGCGCCTGCATTTTGCGGATCAGCTCCAGGCACTCGGCCACCGACTGCGGCTCGATGATGATCTCCTCGGTCTTCACCAGGGGCGCGCCGAACAAGGCGAATTCCTCGATGCGCTTATGGGTCAGAGCCGCTATGTGCGGCACCGCATCCACCGGGGCGAAGTTGTCAAAGGCAAAGCCGCAACGCACAGACTCCAGGGAGCGCGCCACATGCCGCACCATGAATACAGGCAGTCGTCTCGCTGGCTGGTCATGAATGCGCTCAAAGTAATTGAAGCTGACGTCATCGGCCACCAGGTAGAGCCCGGCCTGCTCGTGGCGCATCATCATGCTGAGCCTGCTGTGGCGGAAGTCCTCCTCGACCGCCAGGCGCCAGCCGGCCTCCTGCAGACGTAGGGTGTCGCTGCGAAAGCCGGCAAAGCGAACCTCCATGGGCTCGCTGCGCAGGATATGGTCAGAGCGTGCCATCGGCGATCTGAGCCTCGAGGTCGTTGATCTGCAGCTCGATGCCCTTGACCACGGCCTGGGCGGCAGCCAGGTCACGCAGCTTAGCCTTCATTTGAAAAAGCGCCTTATCGGCCAGCTCTTTGCGCACCTCGGCCTCGGCTTGTTCGCGGATGGATGGCGTGGGGGTGATGGGTGTGATGTTCATTTTGATCTCCAGTTGATAGTGAAAGGAAGCCACGCCAAAAAGCGTGACCACGGGGTTTGCCGCTTCAGCCGAGCCTTCTCGGCGTCAATGGCAATTCGGATGGCCTCATTGCGAAGCTCGCGCTCGGCCAGCACTCTGATGCCTTTGATCTGCTCCGGGGTGAAAGTCAGTTCCATCCAATCACCCTCCAGCGCCGCTTGCCCACCTTCAGGAACAAGCCCCAGTTGAAATACATCTTCGGGCTTTGCCAAATCAGTCTCATGATGGCTTCACCGCGTTGTCGATGTTCTTCACCACGTCAGCCACTGCTTGCGAGGTGTAACTCTCGTCGCGGTCACTCAGCGTGCCGCCCAGAGTCACCAGGTCGGCCACCATAGCCACCGGGGTCTGCACCACCACCCCAACGGCCGCCTTCACCAAACTCTCCAGCATTCCAAACATCGCCTTCTCCTTCAGAGTAAATCCATGTCTGCCCGAATCTCACGGGCCATCTCACCAAACACCAGGGCGCACAGCGTGTCAATCTCGCCGCTAAGCCAATAGGCGTCGTCCACGTACTCGGTGTGCACCAGGCGGTGCAGCGGGATTTGTCCGGTTCCATGACAAGCCGGGCAGTCGCGCGACTCATCCACAATGGGGGAATTCAGAATCAGCGGGTGGCCGTGTCCGCCGCAGGTCGGGCAAGCTGGCTTGCGCCACCACTTCAGCACCGCCATGGCTGTGTCTTTGGCCGATGTCTCTGGCATCGCCTTGCCATCCCTGGCGAACGTGCGCTTGCGCAGCCAGCCAGCCATCAGTTCAGCCACAACGTGGGCGCCGGTCATGTGGTCGGACGACAAAGTCCCCCACACCGCCAGCGCCACCGCCTTGCGCTCACTGCGCTTGGCCACCCGGCCGGCGGCAATCAAGACATCGGCCGAGCCAATGGAATTGGGGTCCAGCCGCAGGTTGCTGGTGGTGCGCGCTGCAAAGTAGCGCTCCTGCATCGAGCGGCCGGTAGCCATCAGGCGGCACCCTTGGTCAGGTTGTAGGCGGCATCGAGATGGCCAACGAAACCAAGCGGGTTGTGGCGGGCGTCAGTCGGCCGCGTTGCCTCTTCCGGGATAAAGCTTGTTTTGATAAAGCCAGACCTGGTGACGGCCTCTCGCACGGCCGCAGTCATCTGCTCGCTCTCTGCTGCAGAAAGAACCGACCCCCAGCCGACATTGATCGCGTCCTTGTCCAGGTCTCTCGGTGTTTTGGCGTCCTCCTCCCGCATGGCCAGCAACCTCTGGGCGCTGTCGACAATGTCCTGCATGTCCCGGGCCGGGCTCTTGGCGCCACGCTTGCCCGCGGCCAGGGCCTTTTTGACGATGTGCTGCGGCACCGGGCAGGTCACCTCGAACAATTCCAAAATGCGGTAGACGTCGACCTGTTGCAGGTGCGAGACATCCTTGAAATAGTGGCTGTGCTTGGTCATCTTTGCTCCGGTTATTGCCAGGTGGCGTTGATCTCGCGCTCCAGCGCGCGGTAATGGGCCTTGATCTGCTTCAGGTCGTCAATCGTGTAGCGGCGCGGTGTTTGGTCTGCCTCCAGCTCCTCCACCGCCTCCAGCCCGATCCGCTCGATCAAACCGGCGCGATACCCCACCACATTGCCGCTGGCATATCGGTTGTCGTGCTTGCTTTGCGCGTGACAATTCCGTTCGTCGAAACGTAAATGAGGGGCTGATCCTCTTGATCGGTAATGACCCGCATCGACGGCGTTTCCAGCCCAGTCGAGCGGTCTCCCACTTGAGATGCAGGCGTGTCCAGCCTGCCGGTCCCTGGCGCGAATGAAGGCATTGAAGGCACTCTGAGCCTCCCGAATCAAATCTGAGCGGCTCTTCAACTTCTCGCGCTTCACGGCATCCGCCTTGCGCTCGGCGCTCTTGGCAGCCTTCTCGGCCTTCTCGCGGCTGGCCTGAGCCAAACTCTGTGCGCAAACCGGAGAACACGCCACCACCAGGCTGTTGCGCGGCTGAAACAAGGTCTTGCAAGACCTGCATTTCTTTGGCTTGACGGGCTTTAGGGTGTTTGGCATAGAACTAATTTTACATTACAATCAACTCGCGTGTTGCTGTTAGCTTGAATCTGATGTAAAATTTTTCACGTCAAGCCTGCCAGCAATGACACCCAAAGCCTTTAGGCCTTGGTCTTCTGACCCTTCGGGGTCGTGCTGGCAGGCGGAAGACTAAGAACCTAAAGGCTTTTTTGTTTTCCAGCGTCAGGGCGCGCATTGACACAGCAAACGGGCTGCATGGCCAGAACCCAATGAACACCGCCATCGGCTACCCCCGACTGTGCGACCAAGCTGTTTGCGAGGCATTGGAAGGTGGACCAGGGAAAAGTGGTGAGAGGCCCTGGCTCATAAGCGAATCGCAACCTCAAGGGTCATCTGGGTCTTTTGCCTCATGCATCAGATTGGGATCAGTGGAGTCAGGGACAGCCCTTTCACCCTTCTTGCCACCTATGGAGAAATGAATATGCAGTTAATGACGACCCAAGCCAAGCTCATGTCGACCCGTGAGATTGCGGAGCTTATTGAAAAACAGCACAGCAATATCAAAATCAGTGCGGAGCGCCTTGCTGCGTCTGGCGTGATCGGAACCCTTGCACCGCAAGAGTTCACCCACAACGGCAACATCTACACAGAATACCTCTTATGCAAACGCGACACCCTTATCCTGGTCGCGCAAAACTGCCCAGAGTTCACAGCTCGCATTGTTGACCGCTGGCAAGAGCTGGAAAACAGCATCCCAAAATTCGACCCCGCCACCCTCACCCGCATCGACATCCTCAAGCTGGCCATGGAATCAGAGGAGGCTCGCCTCAAAGCCGAGACCGAGCGCGACCAAGCTATTGCCACCAAGGCCCAAATTGGCTCCAAGCGCGAAGCCACCGCCATGGCCCGTGTCGCGGTGGCCAACAAAGAAGTCGCCCGGCTCAAAGACCAGCTCGGCTTCAGTGTGCGCCAGGCCACCATCCTGCAAGTCGAAGACGCCATGGGCAATGACTTCGACTTCCTGCCCCTGCGCCGCTGGTGCAATGCCAACGAGATCGTGGCCGAATCCGTGCCCGACAAGCGCTACCCCAAAGGCGTCAAAGCCTGGCCGGCCGCCGCCTGGAAAGCCTGCTACGGCATCGACCTGGCCAGCATCATCACCGTACCACACCAATGAGTCACACCAAGCCATGAACAAATCATCAATTGCAATGCATACCCACACCTGGGTCGAACAATACAAAAATACACCCGCCGGACCAGAGTTGGAGCAAGCGGTGAAATCTGCTGTGCAATTCGATTTTGGCGATACTGATGACATCCCAATGGCCAAAGGGTCTGACTTTATAGACGCTCGACCGCCGTTTGATAACTGTGTACTTCAGTTCTCAATGCCGAACGCAAAAGATGCAAAGCACCTTTTGATTTTATGGCGCACCCAGGCAGATGAAAGTGTTGACTTAATGTGCGCATGGAAATTTTCCAGCACAAATGACTGGAGAACAATCAATCCTCGAAAAATTACTCGAACAGCAGATGGCTTCCATTACGAAGGCGTTGGGTATAAAGAGTCTGAATTAGCCATGCAGACTGCGCACGCAATGGCCTTGAATGCCTTTTATGTGATGGGTTGCTCGAACGTGCGGCTTGTTGACCACGCAGCCCCTGACGCACTAAACAAAAAACGCGAGCGGTCCGGAAAATTCCCAATCCTGTCGCACAAGACATTAACTGTCGTCACTGACGCAGCAAGAGGCTTGAGATCAGATGGCGGAGGCACGCATTCAAGCCCGCGCGTCCATCTTCGGCGCGGGCACATCAGGCACCTTGATGATGTCAGGCGGACATGGGTCCAGTCGTGTGTTGTTGGGTCTAAGCACGGCATGGTGACCAAGGACTACCAAGTAACCACGCGCGGGTCATCTGTTGCAAAGTAGCTTCAAGACCCTGGCCAAGGCCTACAACACCCACCACTTCTCTTGCTCTGACAGGATTCTTCCTGCGGAAGTATCCAACGCGCACACGTAGTTCCTGCAAAGCAGGTACTTCACAGGCTCGCCCGACAGAGGTGGCGCCCACACCCGCTCATGCAACTGATTGAAAACACGCGACCCACTGCACCCGCCTTGCACACGTAGGCACGCGACTTTCACGCGTCACGCACGCGTCACGCACGCGTACACACATAGGCACAAAACGCACACGCATCGTGCCCACGCAGTCTCCGACTTGTGCGCGCGCCATGCGCCCATGTCATGCGCAAGGCAAAATGGCGAATAACCTTTCGCTCAAGTTGGGTATTCAAAAAAGGCCGTTTTCACTGGAGAACTGCAGCACTTTGTTGACTTTTTGTCATGTCGACTTGACATTGTTTGCTGTTTGATTAACAATACATCCCATCGACGGTCATCGCACCGATCGCCAGGCAGCCAAAACGCCACCAGCTCTGCACTCGGAGCTAATCAAACTAAACGGGTGGCACTTCGACGCAAATGTGGCCACACATTGCCGAGTGGGCTGGGAGAAGGTAAACGCACCACCGATTAAAGCTGCGTTGAGGGTTAGCCCCCAAGAAAAACAAAACCGCAGACAGGCAGGGCCTGTCGCACCGCTCCTGGCAACAGGAGCAAAACACAAGCCACTTGCGAACCAGGTGGCTTTTGTTTTTTCAACCGGAGAATGAAATGACCTACCCCTGCAAAGACTGCATCGTCGACATGCTGGAATCCAGCGGGCCGCAAGACCTGAATGACTTGCGCCGCGAATGCCACACACAAGCCGTACCCTACACCCCTGCGCTTTTTGATCTGGCCATCGGCGAGCTGCTCGGCGAAGGCAAGGTCGTGTCTGATGTCGAGCAAGAAGACACTAAGCCGGTTGTCGTGATCGACTTCCCTGACAGCTACTACCTGGCGCGGATATGAAAGCCAAACACATCTTCGGCCTGGGCAGCAAGCAGATCAAGCTCATGTACGACGGCACCCTGCGCTTCAAGTACGCCGTCGATGACGTCTGCGGCTGCGAATTCTCACTCTTCAGCGAAGTCGGCGAGCCCTACCAAGCTGGCTTCAAGCGCCTCATGAAAGAGCACAGCCTGATGCTCGGCGACCCCAAAGAGCTCGACCAGGCACCCTGGTACGCAGACACCCTGAAAGGAAATTGACATGCACGAACGCCACACCCCCAAGCCTGGCAACGTGATCTTGCTTGGCAAAGCCCCGGACGGCAGCAACCTCTACCGCTGGAATGAGGGCGAGCGCAGCTTCGAGCAGCGCTACGAATACTTCACCGCCACCTCGGGCACCAAGTACGGCGTCAGTGTGGTCTACGAGACCACCGAAGCGCGCCGCCTGGCTGCGCTGCAGTCCAACCAAATCGCATAGGAGAAAAATGCTCTACATCGTCATTGCTAGCTTTGCCAACCTCCGCCAGACCTCGGTGCCCATGTCTTATGACGATGCCCTGGGGCTCGTTCATCGGCTCCATGCTGATGGCGTGAGCGCCCACATCGAACACTTCCACCACTAAAGCACAGCGTTCAGGCCCAGGCCTGACCAGTGTGTTTTCTTGTTTGTTTTTCAAGTTTTTTATGTTTTTTATGTTTTTTATGTTTTTGTGTTTTTCCAACCAAGGAGTCATCATGACCACAGCCACCGCCCCCGTCCTCTCTGTCAAACGCCTCACCACCATGGTCGACACCCTGGGTGAGCTCAACGCTCGCATCTCGGTCCTGGTCAAGCAGGCTGACGCCCTCAAGAAGTCGCTCAAGACCAGCGGCTACGACGAGGTCATCGGCGCCAGCTTCCGCGCTGTCATCAGCACCCGCACCACTGCCCGGCTCGACACCGAGCTGGTGCGTGAAATCCTCTCGCCGGCCGAGGTCGACGCCTGCACCGTCGAGTCCACCTCCACCAGCATCTCGCTGTACGACCTCTGAAAGGATCATCATGTACCAAGGCCACCACCCAGACGGCTCCAGCATCCAGCGCCACAGCTGCGGTGCGCAGTACCCCTACGTCATCGGCCAGCGTGACCGGGCTGACCAAGCCTGGTTCGTCTGGGCACCAGACGGCACCGAAGTCACCTTCCAAACCAGCCACGCCGCGATGCAGTTTGCCTGCGCTGCGGCCAAGGTCTACCACTGAAAGGACCACCATGAGCCACCTCGACCAAGCCCGGCGCAACGCCCTCAACGAACTGCGCCGCGCCGGCTACTCGGCCAACAGCCACCCCACCCGCTTCGACTGTGTGGTCGTCAGCGACCCGGTCCAGGTCTCCTGGGGTGAGGGTGGCCGGCGCACCGAATACGAGCACCGCACCGTGCCCGTCAACCGGGTGTGGCACTTCATGGATGCACGCAACTGAAAGCACAGCGTCAAGGCTCCGGCCTTGCCAGTGTTCTTTACCCACCTGAAAGGCTCCCATGAACTTCCTCGACCTCAAATGCACCGGCCGCCCTGGCGTCCTCAAGCTCAAACAAGACGACAAGCTGATCCTTGTGGCCGCCGTCGACAAAAAAGGCAAGCGCCCCTATGTCTGCAAATGCGAATGCGAGGCGGCCGAGATTGTCTTGTCCATCGGCGCCCGCATCGCTTACGAGATGACGCAGGGGCGCCTTCCCGACTTTGTCCCCGACCTCGAGGACTTTGTCTTCTGCTACGTCGACCAGGAGCCCAAAGACATCCCGGTCACCTCCCTCGACGAGGCCAACAGTGCCATCGCCGCCATCAAGAAACTTTAAGGAGAACACCATGGCCCGCTCCGTATCCACCCCCTGCAATGCCGCCCACATCGAATACGCCACCTTCGAGTGTGAAGATGCAGACTTCGCCAGCGACGACTTCGAGTTTGCGCTTGACGACTTTGCCGAGCAAATCTGCAAAGCATTCCCCAGCGCCAGCACCTGTGACGAATGGGTCGGCCGTGAAGACCATGCCGTTGCAGAAAACAGCTTCGCCTACTTCGGCGTCTCTGAGTATTGCGGCCTTGTCAGCATGTGGGTGCTCCCCAAGGATGACGACTATGCCACATCAACTGGCCTGCGGGACCGGTGGATCGACAAGATCGAAGCAAAATTCACCAAGGTGGCCCGCAACAGCTTCGGCCAATCGCTGTACTGCGCCGGTCGCTTCAGCAACGGCGAAGCCATCTTCCATGCCGTCAACGCCCCCGACAAAGGCGCCATGGGCCTTGGCTTCTCCAGCAAGGAAGGGTGGCTGTGATGATCACCCTCTACATCGCCCCGGCGTTTTCTGACCAGGCCGGCCAGTGCCGGATTTATGCCACTGACGCCCTATTCAACGCCTCTGCGGCGAGCCACTACAAACTCCACCCCAGGCTCTGGAAAGAGGTTGGCATCATGAACAGTCGCGGCCAGCTGGTGTGCTTTGAGGGTACAGCCCAGCAGCGCCAGGACCTGCTCGACGACCAGCCACTGATGGCCGGTCTGGCCTATACCTACAACGAGGAGATGACATGAAACGAAAAACCCCCGCCCAAGCCAAGGCATTCAAGGCCTACCAGTTCGCCGAGCGCCAGGAGGATCGCTACCTGGGCAGCGTCTTCGTCAACGCCCACGGCCAGCGCCTGGTCGAGGCTAAGACCAAGGCAGCCTACGACGAATGCGTCCGGCTGGGTATGACCCACGAGCACGGCCTTTAACCACAGCGTGAAGCCTATCGCAGCAGGCTTTGCAGTGTGATCCGCCCCTCGGGGCTTTTTTTACGTCTGGAGTTTTTATGAACTACCTCAAGTTACCCCACATGGACAGTGAAGTCTCTGTCTTTGACATCTGCCAGGCCCATGCCCAGCTCGAGTCCGATTACAACGTCGGCGGCATAGTTCGAGAGCGCCCCAGCAACCAGCGCCGCAACAAGTCCACCGGCTGCCAGCTCAGCCGCCTGGGTTACCACGACGCCTACCGCTGGGTCGACATCTACACCGAGCGCGACGAAGATGGCGACTCTGGTGACGAAGACGTCAAGGACATCTACATCCAGAACGTCCTCAAGTGGGGCCTGCCAATCACCCCCGAAGAGCGCGCCTTCATCGCTGACCGTTATGTCCCTGAGTTTCTTGCCGCCTTCCCCTCTTGGAGTCAAGCATCATGAAAGTCTTTTTCTCACCCAGTGCCAAATATTGCAGCGCCATCGACATCGTCCGCGACGGCCGCGGCGCCTACTCCGGCAAGACCTTGGACGAATTCAAGGCGGAGTACCCCGACATTCAAATCGTTGACGATGAAGTCTCGGTCCAGCACGACCGCAGCCGGCACATCACCCAACCCCGCGAGATCACCGAAGACGCCTACACCGACCTGCTTGAATGCCTGCCGCCCTGCAAGTGGGGCCGTGGTGAATTCGGCGGCTCGGCCTTTCACATCTCCGAGCGCATCACCCATGACATCGTGACCTGGTGCGTCAAGATTGGTGACAAGCATTACCGGTTTGAAGACACCGACAAGCTCAATGCCACCCAGGCCGTGCAGCGGGTCCGTGAATCCCTGAAAGAGCTGACATGACCCACCTCGCCCTGCTTTTCAACATCCGCAAAAACTGCCTGGGCACGATCAGCTTCGCCGCCAAATTCAAGGGCATGCGCAAGCCAGCTGAATTCATCGTCTACCCCATCAAGGCCAAAGACGACGCCGGGCAAATCCTGATCCAGTCCAACACCCGTATCGGCTACATCAGGCTCGACACCGGCGCGGTCTGGATGTCCAAGCCCCATGCCGGCGGCGCCTACCAGCGTCACCTGCGGGAGCGGACCCTGATCGACACCCTGTCGGCCGAATCACTCTTTGACCTCAAGGCCCACGTCTTCGCCACCGCCCACGGTGACGCCGGCCGGGCCGAGAACCACATCATCGGCTGCGACAACGGCGGCGCCATCAACATCTTTGGAGCACCAGCATGATCGCCACCAACGTGCCCGGCCCCTGGGTGGTGGACAACACCCTGCCGCGCCACTGGGCCATCCTCAACACCGTCACCGGCCGGCGCAAGGTCATCGGCCCGGCAGGCGGCCGTGGCAAAAACTACTTCGATGCAGCCCTCGCAGAAGCTGAGCGTCGCAATGCCCTGATCTGCAAAAAGGAGACCCCATGAGCTACCACTACCTACCCGGCACCGTGCGCTGGAAACGCCTCACCTCCGGCGACCCGCGCGGCTACCGCCCTAACAAGGGCTGGGAAGCCTGCGCCATGGTCATTGACTACCACCCCATCACCGACCGCCGCCTGAAGCAGGGGCAATGGTGGATTCGTGAAACCTACATTGGAGACTGACATGCTCACAAATCAAAAACAAGTGCGCCAAGCTTTCTGGGAACAGCACCCCAGCCTGCCGCGCCGGCGCATCAAGAACTACCGCGGCGACGGCCTGATGCACGTCACCGACACGCGGGTCGCCTTTGTCGACTTCATCGACTACCTCTGTCGCAACGGCGACATCAGCGAGGACCTGGCCCAAAGGGTGACGCTATGACCCACCACCGCCGCTTCAATCTCGTCGCCATGGCCGTCTACCTGACGGCCTTTGTCATTCTGGTCATTGATCTTTTTTATTGGAGGCCATCATGAGCCAACTTCACCCTGTGTTCCAGCAAGCACTGGCACCCTATTTCACCGCCCTTCGCCCAACCTTGACCGAGCGTGAGGCGCGCCTGCTCAACGCACTCCAACTCATGAAAGGATGGGTTGTTCAATACGCCGAACCCTTTGCCTCTGGCACGCCAATGCACACCCCACTGCAGCGCGACCTGGCCATTGCATCGGTGGCCATCCTTGATGCCACCGGAGGAAACGAAGCATGAACAAAATGGTTATCCGGAATAAGTGGTTGAATTGAGTGTTTGATGTTATCATCTAAATCCGGAATAACTGGTTGAAAGGGAATCATGAAAAACATCGTAGTTAGCTTGTTTGATGTCACTGGGAAGATGGTGCAACCTTGGCTTGATGCAGGTTACGAGTGCTGGATTGTTGACATTCAGCACCCTGTGGCCTATGCAACAGGAGGCGTAACCACCGTTGGGAGTCTTCATAAAGTGCATTGGGATTTGACGAAGCCGTGGCTTCCACCTTTTGACCGGGACCAGATTGCGGCTGTGTTTAGCTTTCCGCCTTGTGACCACCTTGCAGTGTCTGGGTCTCGCTGGTTCAAAGGTAAAGGGCTCCGCAGGCTTGCGGTGTCCGTTGAGATGTTCGCCACTGCGGCTGAGTTTTGCGAGTGGTCGGAGGCGCCGTACTTCATTGAGAACCCAGTCAGCAACATCTCCAGCCACTGGCGCAAGGCAGACCATTACTTCAGCCCGCACCACTTTACCGGCTACAACCTGGACGACAACTACACTAAGAAGACCTGTCTTTGGACTGGTAACGGCTTCCAGATGCCCGCCCCGTTCATGGTGGAGGGGCTTGATAAGCCAGATGACCGTATTCATAAATGCCCACCCGGACCAGAGCGTCACAACATCCGAAGCGCAACCCCTCGCGGGTTCGCAGAGGCCGTCTATCAAGTCAATCAGGTAAGGGTGGTCGAACAGCTTGCAGCCTAAATGACCAACATCTTGCAACTTCCCGGCTGGGTTCCAACCAGCATTGACGAAACTGACGAGCGCATGACCATCCATGCTGTGTTCGGCAAGCAGCCCGATGTCTGCCAGGTATGCGGCGTCATTAACGCCCCGCTCTACAAGCATGGCCAGCGTGAAGTCACCTTCCTTGATACCCCCATCAGAAAGCCAACCCGCATCGTTGCCAAAGTGCAGCGATACCGGTGTCGGGAGTGTGGAGGCCTCTTTCCGCAACCCTTGGATGGCATTGATGCAGAGCGCAGGATGACGCTGCGGTGCGTGGCCTACATAGGCAAGCAGTGCCTCATAGACACCTTCCAGCGGGTCTCTGAGCACCTTGGCTGCGATGAGAAGACCATCCGGAACGTCGCCACAGACCACATCGAGGTCAAGGATGAGGGCTACAAGCCTTACCTTCCCGAGTGGATTGGGCTGGATGAAACCCATTTGAACAAGGTTATGCGGGCCATCATCACCGATGTCGGGGCGAAGAAGCCCATTGACCTTCTGAAGGACCGCGAGAAGCCAACCTTGCGGAAGTGGTTCGGACAGTTCAAGGACCACAGCCATGTCAAAGGCTTGGCAATCGACATGTGGGCACCTTACCGCGACCTCGCTGGTGAGTTGTTCGGCAACCTGCCTGTGATAGTTGACAAGTTCCACCTTGTCAAAAAGGCCAATGAGAGCATTGAACGAACCAGGGTCAGGCTTGGCAAGGCTCAAGACCCAAAGGTCCGCAGGGCCTGGATGCGCAGCAAGGCCCTCATTCGGATGCGGTATCGAGACCTGACCGAAAAGCAGCGCTTCAACCTGGACATGTGGCTGGATAACGATGCGGAGATGGCTGAAGCCTATCGGCTCAAGGAGAGGCTGTTCAACATCTACGACAAGCCCAAGGCCGAGGCCATCAAGGATTACGACAGCTATGCAGCCGACGTGCCTGACAGCCTGAAGGCGGACTTCCACGAACTTACCAGGGCGATGAAGAACTGGCGCAAGGAGATTCTGAACTACTTCGACTACCCCGTTACCAATGCATATACAGAGGGCGTCAATGGGGCGGCAAAGGTGATGAACCGAATGGGCCGGGGCTACTCGTTTGAGGTTATCCGTGCCCGCATCCTGTTCAACGACAGGAAGCCATCCGCCCGCCAACTGCGTGCCAAGCGAGCCGCCGAGAAGCTTCCTCTGTACCGTTGTGCTTGCTGCCATGGACTCTTTCCACCAACTGAGATGGATGCTGATTCCAGTGTCCTGGCCCACATCAGAGCATTCACCGATGACCATGCAAAGGTCGAGAACGCGCTGATTATGTGCAACGAGTGCCATGACCGTTTCAACCTGGAAGAGGCTACTCATCATCTGTCTCTTTCAACCGAGTAATCCGGATAACCATTGCAGACTACCGGGCCGAAGAAAATGCCCAAAGGAAAACACCATGAACACCCGCGACAAATTCCACGCCTGGCTCATCACCCAGGGTTACCGTGATGACATCCAGGCCCTGCCCTCTGGCACCTACGCCAGTGAACGCGTCGATGCCCTCTGGGGCTGCTGGCAGGCCGCTCAACCCCAGTGGCACGCCACCCCGGAAGTTCCTGTGATGGATGAGCGCGATTGTGGCTGGCCAAACTCTCGCGTCGTGCTTGTGCTCAGCTGCGGGGACCGTTACCTCGCCTACCTTGAGCAGGTTGATGATGACGAGCCGCCGCGCTGGCGTGACGCTGGCTCCGAGGGCTGGACCTTGAAGGGCATCACCCACTGGATGGACCTGCCGGGAGCGCCATCATGAACCTGCGCCAAATCCGTCACCAGCTGCAATGGACCCAGGAGCGCATGGCGCGCGAGCTGGGCATCAGCCTGCGAACCTACTGCCGGCATGAGAAGACGGGTGGCAGCTGCAGCCTGCTCAAGCTGGCTTCATTGATCTATCTCAATGAGAGCAAATAAAGATTGCTTTCCACTTTACAAAAAACAAACATCTTGTAACATATTGAAAAAGCACTTTAAGCGTTTCGAGCGCTTGCAGATAGACCCATGTCGTTGTACCCCCCCCCC